AAGGAGACCGCCGAACAGGCCGATGCACATAACCGTTCGGCGCCCGAGGAGCCTCTGGCAAAGGACAACCACACGCCGGAGGCGCTTGGCCGGTTCTTCCGGGGCTTCTTCGGCAAGCCAACTCGGCGCGCGGCTGGCGCCAACGTTGCAACAACAGTGGGAAGGTAGGACATGGCGCCGACCAGCGTGTATGAAACCGTGGCGATGTTCGGGCGCCCATTCCCGACGCACGTCAGCGAGAAGGCCAAGGACGACCGGGACCGCCTGCGCGCCTACGACACCTACACGGAGTTGTTTCAGAACAACCCCGAGGCCTTCACGGCGGTGCTCAAGCTGGACAGCGGTAACGAGTTGTTCCGGCGGCTGATCGCTAGTAGCCGCACCATCATCGAAGCCAGCAACCGGTACTTCGGCCGTGGGCTGAGCTGGGTTGTGGAGCCGGCCGACCCTACTTCGGCGGCTGCGCCCGGAGGCGTGGGCGGGGAGGGAGCCGCAGCCTCTACGCCGGACGGTGGAGCGGCGGCCGCAGACGCCACCAGCGCCCTGCTGGGGCCGCAGGGCAGCCTGACACAGTTGCTACGGCGTGAGGAGTTCGGCGCGCGGTACATGAGCATGAAGCGCTGGTCCCTGGTGCGTGGCGACGGCATGTTCCACATCACCGCCGACCCCACGAAGGAGGAGGGCCAGCGGATCAGCATCACCGAGCTACACCCGGGCGCGTACTTCCCCATCTACGACCCTGCGAACGCTGAGCGCGTGGTGGGCTGCTACATCGTCAACATCGTTAAGGACGATGAAGACGAGGACATGGTGGCGCGCCTGGAGTACCGGCGGATCCTGACACAGGAAGATGTCGCAAACCCATCCCTGGCGGGCAACGGCGGCCTGAAGACCGTGTTCGCCAAGTTGACCTTCTGGGAGCTGGACGGATGGGACGAGCGGTACCTGGAGCAGGCCGACCTGAAGCCTGTAGCCGCGCCAGCGCGGTTCAGCGCAGCGGCGGCTGACCCTGCGTCGTCTACGGCGCTCCTGATGGCCGGTACGGCGCTGCCGAGCACTATTACGGCGCTGCCCGTGTACCACTTCCGCAACAACCGTAGGGGCGGCTCGGTGTTCGGGGTGAGCGAGCTGCAGGGCATCGAGACCATGATCACCGGTGTCAACCAGACCGTGAGCGACCAGGAGCTAGCGGTTGCCCTGCAGGGCCTGGGACTGTACTGGACAGACTCCGGGCAAGCCAAGGACACCGACGGCAACGCCATCCCCTACAAGATCTCCCCCGGCAGCATGCTGAGCCTGGAGGAGGGCGGCAAGATCGGCCGGCTGAGCGGCGTTGACTCGGTCTCGCCCTCGATGCAGCACGCCAAGTTCCTACAGGACAGCATGCAGGAGGCCACCGGCACCCCTGCAGTGGCCATAGGGCGCCCGAACAACACCAGCGCAGAGTCAGGTGTGGCGCTAGCAATCGAGATGTCCCCTGTGGTTAGCAAGGGCGAGGAGAAGGAAGAGGAGCACCTGGGCCGGCTGACACAGATGCTGTTCGACCTGCTGACTGGGTGGATGCCCGCGTACGAGGGCTACACCGACGACGGTACGCGGGTGATTCCAGTGTTCGACGACCCAGTGCCTGTTGACCGGGCGGCCGTGGTGACGGAGGTTACCAGCCTCGTGACCGGCAAGATCATCAGCGCTCGTACCGCCCGCGACGTTGTGGCGGAGCGGCTGGGCTACCAGTTCTCGGACGACGAGGACGCCCGCCTGGCCGGCGAGGCACAGGCCGCGCTGGACCTTGAGGGTGCGCGCCTTGATGCGGCCGTGGGGGCGGGGAGCCCGGCTGCTGGCGGTGAGGTTGCCCCGGCTGGTGAGCCGGTATGATCACGTTGAGGTTCCACCTGGCTGAGATGCAGCGGCTACGCGACGAGCTAGCCACGGAGCGGGACAGGCGCTACGCCGAAGTCAGCGTTGAGCGCGAGAAGGCGCTGAAGATCAAAGAGGTGGCGGACCTCGCCGCGCTGCAACTCGCCCGTGAGATCCAGACCTACAAAGACGAGAAGGCCAACGAGCTCCGCGAGCAGATAGCTAGCGAGCGCGGGCACTACGCGTCCAAGGACGACCTGAACAACGTGTCGGAGAAGCTTGAGGCCACGATCAAGCCGCTGGCCACATGGCAGGCGGCCAACCAGGGTGGGTCGTCCAGGGTGTCGCAGTTGATCAGCTTTGCCATCACGGCGGCTGCAGTCGTCGTGGCTATCGTGGCATTGGTGATTAGGTAGGCCATGGCCCAGCCCAAGCCGAAGCCCGAGGACACCTTGGCGGCGTACGCGGCTATCCAGCGCGCGGCCGACCGGGAGATCCTGGCCGAGCTCCGCAATGCCTTCAAGGACACCACGCGGCAGCTGGCCGTGCTGGGGCGGCAGGGTAACCGGGACGTATCCCTTGAGCGGCAACGGGTCCTGGCTATCCGGCAGGCCCTGCTGCTTGAGCAGGCCAAGTTCTACGAGAGGGCAGGCAATGTTATCCAGCGGCGACGTGTGGAAGCAGCAGCCCGCGCAATCCAGGTCAGCGGCCGGTACGACGAGGCAGCCTTCCGCGCGGCAGGCCGCATCGAGGACCTCCGTGCCCTCAGCGAAAGCCTGGAAGAGACCGAAGCTAAGGCGCCTGAAGCGCTAGTTGCCCGGCTGAGCCCTGACGGTAGCCGTACCCAACTGAGCAGTCGTGTGTACCGCACGCAGGCCTACTCGCAGGGGCTCGTGGAGCGGCGCGTTAACAGCGCCCTCGCACGCGGCCTGAACGCGGAGCAGTTCTCGCGTGAGGTACGGGATCTGATCGACCCCAACACGCCGGGCGGCGTGCGGTTCGCGTCGCTTCGGTTGGCGCGCAGCGAGATCAACAACGCATACCACGCCATGACCATCCGCGCGGCCGAGTTGAAGCCCTGGGTCGTGGGCATGGAGTGGCACATCAGCGGCTCGCACAGCCGGCCGGACGAGTGCGACAAACTGAACGGCGATGTGTTCAAGCCTCCAGCCGACACCCCGCGCAAGCCCCACCCTCAGTGCATGTGCTATGTCACACCAGTGGTGGGCGGGGACAATGGTGAGGTGGGGGACGACGCGTTCCTCGACGACCTGGTGAACGGCCTGTTCGACGACGACATCGAGGCCCTGAAGGCGCGCCAAGCGGCACCCGCCCCACCAGCCACAGTTACTCCAGCAGCCCCGCCCAAGGCCAAGGCTGCTAAGACAGCTAAGAAAGCGCCTGCCAAGAAGGCGGCTGCGGCGCCAGCCAAGGCCGCACCGCCAACTACAGAGCGTGAGCCAGAGTTTGTGCTGCCGCGTATGGGCAACGTGCCAGAGGGAGAACATGCACGGCGCCTGATGCCCGACGACCCGATGCTGCGGCGCGAACTGGACCTACAGGAAGCTATCACGCCTGAGTGTGCTGCGCAACTCTTCGGGGTGGAAGCTGTTCCGTTCATTGGCACTGGCGTAGGCGGCCTGCACACACGGGAGCTTCGTAGAATTCAGATTGCTACAGGACTGTCGGATGGCACGACCGGAAGAGCCATATACGACAAGGCGGAGCGCAACCGGTTCCACCCGAAGTGTGGTGCAGAGCACAGTTCAGCACAACTCCACCTGGCGCACGAATACGGGCACCACGTCCACCAAATGCTCGACTTCATGCCCGACGAAGACCGCATCGAGCTGTGGAACACAGTTGCGGACATTACGGGAACCCCAAGGCCGAACATTCAGCCGCTGCATGAGGGCGGGATTCTCGACTTTGAGGGAGGCCTTCGTAGGTGGATTGCCGAAAACAAGCAGGATCTGGAGTTCCATTTCGGCCGGTACGCCATGGGCAACGAGCGCGAGTTGCTTGCTGAGGTATGGTCTGCATACAGCACAAACCCGGACACCATGAACCGCGCTATCAAGACCATCGGCCCGCTAATGCGTCGTCTGGCCGAGCAGGGCGCACGGCGCGGACAGGTCAGCCGGCCTGACGAAGATGCCAAGCGCATGGAAGCCTTGGCTGATAAGTTGAAGAAGGCAATGGAGCAGGGGCTGTTATGACGTCCATCGTGCCGATCCAGTGCCTGGCCTGTACCCGGCTGCGGAAGAAGGAGGGCGCCTGCACGGCGTTCCCGGACGGCATACCGAAGGAAATCCTGGCGGGTGCCGACCACCGGAAGCCCTTCCCTGGTGACCACGGGAAGCAGTTCCTGCAAAGGAATGACGAAAAGGGACATCAGGCTTTCGAGGACTGGAAACTGGTCTTCGGCAGCAAGTGATGTGCCAACAAGCTAAGCTTGCGCGCGTAGCGTAAAGTCACGGGAGGAATCATGTCGCAGCCCACAGGTACACAGAGCGGTACCGAGCCTGCAACCACTCAGAGCGGTGGCGAAGGCGGCAGCGCGAGCACGTCAACGGATGGTACGGCCGGCACGGGCACCCAGAGCGGCGCCACGACCACCACCCCACCCGACGACGCGGTCAGCCGAGCCGACTACGAGGCGATCCAGAATCGTATGCGGGCGGCCGACCAGAAGGCAGCCAAGTTCGAGCAGGAACTGAAAGCCCTGC